TGGTCGATGGCCTGAATATCCGCGCGTACGACCCGGAAAAGCTCAGCCCGGATGGCTGGCAGCCTGAGCCCTGCATCCTGTTCAATGGCGGTGTGCTGCAAGCGTACGAGAACGAAGAGCCGATTCGCGACGGTGCCAACATGCGCGTGTTCCTGCTGCCGAACGAGCCGGACTGGCTGGGTGTCCTCACTGGCAGCGGCGACATCATGAAGATCTTCGTTGGCGGTGCAGGCAGGACGAGCCCGAATGGAGTGTCCCTTGCCGATGTCGTCGCCGACCTGCACGCGCGTGCAGGCGAGCCTAGATGCGATGTCTCTCAGCTTTCGTCGGATATCGTTGACGGTTATTGCATCGCCCGCCAAACGACGGCACGCGCGGCAATCGACACGTTGAGGCCGATCTACGGCTTTGACGGTGTCGAGTCGCAAGGGGTGGTCAAGTACGTCAAGCGCGGCACCGGTCCGATTACCGTGATCGACGACGAGGATCTAGCGGCGCACGACTTTGGAAGTGAGTCGCCGGACCCGTTGCAAAGCGTGCGTCGGATGGAGCACGAGTTGTCGCGGGCTGTAACAGTGAAATACCTGCTCGCCGCCGACGACTACAACACAGCGACGAAGCAGGCAAAAAGGCTAATTGGTTCGAGTGGTGACGAAAGGACCATCGAGGCGCCATTGGTCCTAACCGATGCGAAGGCCAAGGAAGTTGCCGAGTACAACCTTCATACCGAGTGGGCCGAGAGGATCTCGTACAAATTTTCGGTATCGAGAAAACACTCAAAGCTAGAGCCGACCGACCGCACTCAGGTCAAAGGGCACGTCATGCGCATCACGAGCGCCACCACAACGCCCCGCGGCGTGATCGAGTGCGAAGCGTTAGCCGATGAGTCCATGTACGTCCCGCACGTGGTGGTCACCGAAACCCCGCCGAACGACGGCACCGTATCGCAGCCAAGCGCAACCCTGATGGAACTATTCTGATGAACATCAACGCACTCAGGGACGACGACAATGACCCGGGCTTCTATGCTGTGGCAACGAGCGCGGCGAAGTCCTGGCCTGGCGCGACGATGTACCAGTCAAGCGATAGTGGGTCGTCGTATCAGGTCGTGACCACTTTCACCAATCGCGCGACGATGGGGCGCACGCTTGGTGCGCTGGGCGACTACGAAGGCGGCAACACGGTCGACGAGATCAACTCGGTGGTCGTCAAGCTCACGTACGGCACGCTGGCATCGGTGCCGTATGAGGGCCTGCTGGAAGGGGCGCAGGCGGCCTTGATCGGCGACGAGGTCGTCTATTTCCGTGACGCGGTCCTGAACGGGGCTGGCCTGTACACGCTGCGCGGTCTGCTGCGTGGCAGGCGCGGCACCGAGTGGGCCATGAACACTCACGCCACCGGCGACCGCTTCGTGCTGCTTACTCCGGCGACCGTGAAGCCCATCCCGCAGGTGACATCGGACATCGGCAAGACGCGCCTGTACAAGATGGTGACCTCGGGCGCATTTCTGTCTAGCGCTACTCCTCAGTCGTTCACGAACCTTGGCGCACGACTCAAGCCCTATGCCCCGGTCCTGATCGGCGGCGGTAGCGATGCGGACGGGAACCTGACGATCAACTGGACTCGCCGCACCCGGATTTCCGGCGAATGGAAGGACGGTCTGGAAGTACCGCTCGGCGAGGCAAGTGAGGCATACGAGGTGGAGATCATGGATGCCACATTCTCGACGGTCAAGCGCACGATCAGCGGCTTGACGTCGCCGACGGCCATCTACAGTGCCGCGGATCTGGCTGCAGACGGCATCGCTTCGGGTGATCCAGTCTATATCCAGGTCTACCAGCTGTCGTCGACGGTAGGACGTGGATACCCCGGCAGGGGCGCGCTCCGACACACCGGCAGGATCGCAAGTGGCGGCGGCTCTGGCGGAGGCTCTAGCAGCGGTCCGGTCGCTCCGGTGCTGACCAGCCCAGCTGGCTCGCAAACCGGCTCCACCTCGGCTTCGGGCAGCGTCTCGACGAACCAAATTGGCGGCACTCTGTTCGCTCTGCCATCTACTAGTTCGACCGCAACTAAAGACCAAGTCAAAGCCGGTCTGTCACAAGGCGTCACGGCTACTGGTCCGCAATACGTAAACGTTACCGGCCTCACTCCGGACACAACGTACTATCTACACTTCCTGCACCGCAATAGCTCCGGACTGGAATCCATGGTTGTGACCAGCGCGAGCTTCCGGACGGACGCGCTTGCTGGCGGCGGAACCCCGGCTGCTCCGATCTTGACCACACCGACCAGCACTAAGACCGGCCCCAGCACTGCCACCGGCACGGTATCCACCGATACCGCAACCGGAACCCTGTACGCCCTGTTCTCGACGAATGCGAACCCAGCCGATACTGCCGTCAAGGCAGGCAAGACCCAAGCGGTAAGTGCGACCGGTGTCCAGAACGTCAGCATAACTGGCCTTACCCCTGACACCGTCTACTACCCGAGTTACCTGCACCGCAGCGCGGTGGGCCTTGATTCGGCTGTAGTCACGGGGCCCAGCTTCCGGACAGATGCCACATCGTCGGGCGGCGGCGGATCTACCGCGACCGTGAACTACACGACGAACACCGCAGCGGTCACGAATCCGGAGCGGGGCTTCTACGTTCACGTTCTGCATGGCGGCGATTTCTCGAGTGGCAACCTGAATCCGTACAAAGCTCAGAACATGAGCATCGTGCTGTATCAGGCCTACCTGACTGCATACAAAAATGCGGCGCTGGATTCGACGTTCCTGAATGCGTTCCAGGCGAACCTGAACTCGATCCGCTCCAACGGGATGAAGACCGTCCTGCGCTTCGCCTACACCAAGACGGATACGGTCGACGCTTCGCTGACCCAAATCCAGTCCCACATGGACCAGCTCGCCCCGTACCTCGCCGCGAACAAGGACGTCATCATGGGAATGCAGTGCGGCTGGGTGGGCCAGTGGGGCGAGTTCCAAGGCTCGACGAACTTCGGCTCGGACTCGTGGCCGCCGAACCTGTCGACCGCCAACAGGAATCTCCGCAAGGCAGTGGTCGACAAGGCGCTGGCCGTCATGCCGTCCGATCGCTGGGTTCAGGTGCGTCAGCCGTGGATCAAGATGTACAACACCGGCAACACCCCGGCGACCGCTTCTGACCGCGATAGCGCCAATGCCGTGGGCAGGGTCGGTCACTTCAACGACTGCTTCCTGTCGGGCTCGACCGACGCGGGCACGTACTGGCAGCAGACAAGCGAGGAAGCCTTCCTGTCCGCCGACACGAAGTATGTGCCGATGGGCGGCGAGACCTGTACCTACAACGAGCCGCGCTCCTCGGGTGCAACGGCGCTCAGCGAAATGGCCCGGTTCCACTGGACGTTCTGCAACGCTGGCTATAACGAGTCCGTCATCCTGTCATGGAAGAACAGCGGCCACTACGCGATCTTCAACAAGCGCCTCGGCTACCGCTTGAGCCTGACCACGGGTACTTACCCGACGACCGGCACGAAGGGCAGCGCGATCACCGTCAACTTCAAGATCACGAACGACGGCTTCGCGGCTCCGACCTCGCAACGCACCGTGAAACTGGTACTGCGCAATACGAGCACGAACGCGGTGACGGTCGTTTCTCTGGCCGCGGATCTGCGGAACTGGCTGCCGGGTACGACCGCCACGGTCAACGAAGCCGTGACGATCCCGGCAAGTATCGCTTCGGGAACGTATCGGCTTCTGCTCTGGCTGCCTGACCCGGCGTCGGGTCTGGCTTCGCGCCCGGAATATGCGATCCAACTGCTGAATACCGGCACCTGGGAAACCGCCACCGGCTACAACGATCTCGGCCACACGATCACGATCTCGTAGACGAACGACTGACAGCCACACAAGCCACCTTCGTGTGGCTTTTTTTATGGGAATTCCATGGCAAATAGCACTACCCACTTGGACTTGGTCAGCCCTTCACAGGCCAACAAAGAGGTAACGGTCAACGCCCTGGCAGACGCATTGTCGCCGGCTGCGCTGTACGGCCGGCGCGCCGTAACTTCCGCAGGCGTGACGTTTGGCTACTACGGCGGCACCGTGTCGATCTCCGGCACGCCGACGCAGATCGCCAACGGCGAAGTGACACTGGCGGCATCGGCTACCAACTACGTCGAGGCCGACCCGGCGACTGGCGCCGTGTCTGTCAACCAAACGGGCTTCACGGCGGGCCGAACGGCGCTGCACCAGATCGTTACCGTCGGGTCGACGGTCAGCAGTCACGCCGACCTGCGCGTACTTGGTGGCGGTAGTGGCGGCTCAGGCACGGTAAAAAGCGTCAATACCAAGACGCCAGATGGATCGGGCGCTGTCACGCTTACCGCGTCGGACGTCGGGGCCGAAACTTCCGGCGCGGCATCGGCTGCGATTACAGCGCACGAGGCAGCTTCGGACCCGCACTCGCAATACCAGAAGGAGGCGGAGAAGGGCGCCGCAAACGGTTACGCAAGCCTGGATAGCGGAGGCAAGCTGCCAACGTCTCAGTTGCCGAACCTCGCAATCATCGACTTCCTCGGCACGGTGGCGAACCAGACCGCCATGCTTGCCCTGACCGGCGAAAAGGGCGACTGGTGCGCACGGTCGGATAACAGCAAGGTCTACGTCATTACCGGGTCGGACCCGACCTCGATTGGCTCGTGGACTGCGCTTAGTTATCCGACCGGAACCGGCGGCACCGTAACCAGCGTCGATCTCTCAGTGCCCGGAGTGCTCTATACCGTATCAGGCAATCCGGTGACGGGCAGTGGTACCCTGACGTTCACTCTCAAGACGCAGACGGCCAACACGTTCCTCGCCGGACCGGTATCGGGCGCAGCCGCTACGCCGACCATGCGCGCGATTGTCGCCGCTGATCTGCCTGTAATGGGCGCATCGGGAACTGGTCACGCCGGCGGCGCGGTGCCAGATCCCGGCTCCACGGCAGGCGCCACCAGGTTCCTGCGGGAAGATGGAAGTTGGTCGACGCCAGCATCAAGCTCAACGGCATCTTCATCCGACATCACTGCATTTACCGGTGGTTTCGCAAAATGGCAGGCCGCCAAGGCGCGGGGCAGTGCGAACCCGGCGCGCTTTGCATTCATCGGTGACAGCAACGTTGCAGGTGAAGGTTCCGGGACTAGTACACGGGGACTGACAGGTGCAGTAAAAACATCGCTCGCAAGAAAATTCGCCGTCCTCGGCGGCTACCAGACGGACTCCTTTTTTGGCGAGCAAAACGTTACGTTCGCGCCATCGGTTGCGCTGGGGGCCTACGACGACCGTATAACTCTCGGCAGCGGATGGGCTCCCGACTCTAGCGTCTCTGGAATCTTCGGCGGGCGTTTCCTTCTTGCCAGCGGCGGATCTTCGGGGCGGCTTTCGTTCGCACCTACTGGGGCATTTAATCGATTCCGCGTCTGGTACCCGACCCTGTCTGGCCTAAATTCTTCGGTTGGCGTCTATGTAGACAACGTTCTTGTTGGAACGCTCAACCAGAACGGGGCGGCCGGGTTCACGTTCGCCGAGTACAGCGTTACGTCGGGTGTTCATACCATCAGCATCGGTGTCGGAGCGACAGGCTCCGGCTACGTCGCTGGTATCGAAACGTTTAGCGGCGCATCAACGCCCGTGTTCCTGCAGGGAGGCTATTGCGCCGCGGTCGCCGCTGACCTCGATGCGACAGGTAATCCGTGGAACGGCAAGCCTGGAACGCTGGCAATCGCGCCAGATTACGCGGCTATCTACTGCACGATCAATGACGCTCGACTGACGGGGGCTAGCTCCTATTATGCCTCCATGGAAGATCTGGTAGCCGCCCTGGCACCGACGGTTGACGGATGCCTGTGCGTTGGCTACCCGTACAACGCGGTTGGCGCAACTGACGGCACCTATGACAAGTTCGCCCAGCTATTGAAGAATATGGCCGCTGATTACGGGTGGTCTTATTTCGATGGGCGCAGGGTATATGGTCGATCATATGTGAAAGCCACAGCGAAGGCGTACACCTACGACGCCTATCACCCGAACGCAGCTGGAGCGAATGCTTTTGCGGCCGATCTGTATGCGTTCCTCAATGCGGCAGGGCTTTGATCCGCGATCTAAGTTGTAGAGCAGGCTGGAGCAGCGGCCATGCGCTAAGGTCGGGTCGCGTTATCGCTTGCAGCCGTAACACCGAGAACCGCTGGCTGACGCGGCCGGGAGTAGCGATCGACGAGCCGCGCGCCAAGAGCAACGCCGCGTTTCTCGATGCCGTGGTAACAGATGTACGGCAGCCCTGCGAGAAGAATCAGCATGGCTGCCCACTGCACAATAGGCGGCCCCGGCATTAAGCCGTCGATAGCTGCAAGCGCAAACATGTGGGTGAGGTACACGCCGTAGGAGTATGTTGCGACAGTCTTTGTAGCCGTAGCGATCGGTCTGCATGTCATCTCTTGGCATGCGGGGATTGCGAAGCCAAGGAGTAGGCAGACCAGCCATAAGAAAGGTGTTTCTGACATCCCGGCACTCACTAGCATCGGTCCGAAGGCAATGCAGCTTGCCAGGAAAACGGCAAGCCAAAGCGGTCTCACCACTTGAGGAATGCGGCCAGCAAGGGCGTACGCGAGTACCCCGGCCATGAAGCATGGCGTGTATTGAAGGAACGGAGCGGTTACGCCTGAAACGCGGAAACGATCCAGATTGCTCACGCCTACGGCCATAATTAGAAGAACGATGTACGCCAGCCCAACCCCAAGGAGTGGCCACCGCGTGCGCTTCACGATTGCGTAGAGGAGCGGGAGGCAAAGGTACATCTGCACCTCGTACGGGAGCGACCACAATTGACCCAGATAGGGCTGCTCATCCACCAGGTTCTGCATCAGTAGTAGGCTGCCGATAAGTCTCCGGCCCTCCAGTGGGGCATGCGCCGCCAGCCGCCAAAGCGCGATGAGCAGTATGACCGTGATTGATAGCGGATAGATGCGAAAAACCCTGCGCACATAAAACGGAATCGTGGCTGAGCCATGGCGTTCCAGTGACCCGAGCAATACTAAGGCGGTGTGCACGAAGAAGATTGCGACACCTAGCTGGCCGACAGTAGCTAAGGAGTAACCAGGCGGTTCCAGAGTGCCGTATAGACGTGATAGCAAATGACACGCAACGACCAATAGAACCGCAACTGCTCTGACTCCATCGAGGATAGACAGGTATGCCATTGAGATCACCATTGGTCGTTAGCTGACTCGACAGAAGATAAACCTGTTTGGTATCCGTTGCAATTCAAATCCGATTCAGCTTCAGTCAATACAACAGCCCGCCATGTGCGGGCTTTTTTCTTTTGTGAGGTCGCAATGGCACGTGTCCGTCTCTTTGGTATTTGGCTGGTCTGTGTCCTGTGCGTGGCGCTCGCCTTGCCTTGGATGCTTGCCTCGATCCTCGTTGGCTCTCCGCGCGCCTGGACGATCGCCAAAGGTTTTGATCGAGTCGGCAACGCGTCGACTGGCGGCGATGACAGCGAATACATGAGCGCCAGAGCACAGCGCGTACGGAAAGAGGGGAGACGCTGGGCCTGCATCTTGTGTCGACTTCTCGACAGGGTGGATCCCGGCCACTGCGACAAATATTGATTTAGCCGGCGGCGACCGGCAACCACATTCCCTCAACCCAGCCTGCCACGAGCGGGCTTTTTTACGGGCCAACCGTGAATGACAACCAACACAACGAGGCGCTAGTGCAGGCCCGCTTAGACATTACCCGGCTCGAAGTTCAAGTCACCTATCTATCCGCAAGCACAGCGCGCCTTGAAGAGAGTAACCAGCAACTGACCGAGAAACTCGATCAAGTGCTGCTTACTCTTTCCGAGGCACGGGGCGGGTGGCGAACCATGATGATCCTGGGCGGCGCAATGGCAAGCGTCGGCGCCGGCCTATCGTGGCTGGCTCAACACTTCTGGAGGGGTTGATGCTGACTCTGGAACAGTTGGTGCGGATCTACCCGTATGGGCGTAACCGGGCTGCACGCTACCTCGATGGTCTGAATGCCACGATGGACGAGGCCCGGATTAACACCCCTGAGAGACGGGCTTCGTTCCTGGCGCAAGTCGGCGTCGAGTCGGGCCAGTTGCGCTACGTGCTCGAGCTGGCCAGCGGTGAGGCTTACGACACCGGGCGTCTTGCGGAAAAGCTCGGCAACACCACAGACAAGGACGGCGACGGCCAAAGGTACAAGGGTAGGGGCCTGTTGCAAATCACAGGAAGAGATAACTTCCGCGCCTGCAGCCAATTCCTGTTCGGTGATGATCGACTCCTGCACAACCCTGAGCTGCTGGAGACGCCACTCAACGCCTGTCGATCGGCTGGCTGGTATTGGATTTCGCGCGGCATCAACGCGATTGCCGATACCGGCGACCAGGCGCGCGTAACCCGGGCGGTCAACGGCGGTACGAATGGGCTACAGGAGCGGATCGATCTGTATGCGGCCGCGCTACGTGTTCTGAAAGGGTAAATCATGAAGGAATGGATACGCAAAATCTTCGCCCATATGATGAGCGAGGGCGATAACGCCACGCTTTGCCCGGTCCGGATCCTCGGGGCGGTCATGGTCGGCATCTACCACCTTGGCGCTTCTGTTGGCGTCGCGACCGGCAAGATCAATCTCGACATGGGCGTGCTCGGTGAATACGTGCGGCAGATGATCGAGTTCATCGGGACGATTGCGGCCTCGGTTGGCGCAAAGTCTCTCATGCGGGCTGACGCGCCGCGCAACCCACCGGGGCAATGATCATGATCGACCTGATCCCATCGCCGTATCGGCTCCTTGCCGGGGCCCTCTTCGCTCTAGCAGTCATCATAGGGTCGGCGCTTGCCGGCGCCACGGTCAACGGATGGAGGCTGGAACGCGCCCACCTGAAAGAGCTCGCCGCCAAACAGCAGGAGTACGACGCCCTGCTAGACAAGGTACGCGAGCAGAACCAGGCGATCGCGACACTCAGCGCAGTTGCCCAGAACGCCGACTCGCTGCGCAAGGAGGCCGAGAAACACGCTGCGGTCGTCATCAAGGGCATCGACAAGCGAGCGGCCGCAGTCGCCGGTAGTGACGCCACGAACTGCGACGGCGTGCTGCGCGAGGCATGGGGAGCATGGCAATGAGAGCGCTCATTCTCTGCTCACTGTTGCTGACCGGCTGCGCCACGACCAGGCCGGCACCGGAAACCGTGCAGGTTCCGGTCGCGGTCGGCTGCCTCGGTGATGTGCCGATGCGGCCAACTAATCGCTATGGCGTCGGCGCCTACCCGGGCGACAAGGCCGCCGCTCAGATTGCCCTACAGGACTCGGCGGCATGGGAGGTCTATTCGACCGGGCTCGAGGCGGCAATGGCTGGCTGTCGGCCGAAAGATGAAAAGCTCCACAGCGAAAAGCGCACCTTGATTGAAGCCTGGCCTCGTACACCGGAGAGCAAATGACCATCATTGACCCTAAGCTGCTTGAGTTCGACCCGACCCCTCGCCAGTCGCAGTTTGTCGAGGCCACGAACAGGCTAGGCAGCATGCGAGCCGCAGCGCGCGAACTCGGCATGTCGAAAAGCAGTGTGCAGCAGTCTATCGAGCGACTGAAGGTTTCGGCGGCGCGGCGGGGGTATGCGCCGGGGCACTTCGAAAGTGGCGCCGCACCCGGCTTCAACATGGGCAAGGTCACGGTGCAGCGCGGCCCGGGTGGAGAAGTAGAGCGGACATGGGAGCGTCAAAGCCCCGATCAGGAGCAGCAGGCCACGCTAATGCGCGAGGTGTTCGCGGCAATGGCAGAGAATTTACCGCGGCTGCCGCGTCAGAAATACACTAGCCCGTCCGGTAACGACGACTTACTCAACTGTTTCGTAATTACCGATTTCCACATGGGGGCTCTAAGTTGGGCGCCCGAGACAGGAGCCAGTTGGGACATCGACATCGCCGAGCAAACATTGGTCGCGTGGTTCGAGCGCGCCATCGCGCAGTCGCCAAATGCGAAAACAGCCGTCCTGGCGCAAATTTCGGACCTTCTGCACTGGGATGGCTTCGACGCTGTTACGCCCGCCTCCAAGCACTTGCTGGATGCCGATACGCGCTTTCCGAAGCTGGTCAGGGTGGCTATCCGCGTGCTGCGACGAGTGATCGAAATGCTGCTCGCCAAGCATGAATGCCTGCACATCATCATGGCCGACGCGAACCACGACCCGGTGAGCCAAGTCTGGCTGCGCGAGTGGATCGCCGTCCTGTACGAGAATAATCCTCGGGTAACCGTCGACACCAGCCCATCGCCTTACAACGCCTACGAGTTCGGTAAGGTCGCAATCTTTACGCACCACGGGCACAAACGGAGGGTGACAAACGTGTCCGAGGTCTTCGCCGCGCAGTTCAGGGAAATGTTCGGCCGCACCAAGTATGCCTACGCTCACACCGGACACCTGCACCACGTCGACGTCAAGGAGAATAACCTGATGATCGTGGAGCAGCATCGCACCCTGGCGGCACCTGATGCCTACGCGGCACGCGGTGGCTGGGTCACGGGCCGCGACGCCAAGGTGATCACGTACCACAGGGATTATGGCGAGGTTGGCAGAATCACGGTTAGCTTTGACATGATCAAGGGGCAGCTCAAGGAGGCGGCATGAGCACCTACCTGCTAGCGTTCCTCACCGCCTTTGTCTTCATCTTCCTGAAAGCATTCCAGCAGCTAAACGTCGTCAACAAGCAATATCTCTGGGTCTTGCCTACCTCGATGTCGATGGCGGCGTGCGAGGTCTACGTGATCGCCACGACTGCACGCAACGGATACGGCTGGATCGTTTTGGCTATTGGTCTCGGCTCCGGCTTGGGCGCAATGGCTTCGATGTGGGTACATGCAAAGGTGACTAAGAAATGAGTACTATCGATCCGCTCGCTGACGAGCATGACGCGCTGACTTTCGGGCCGACTGGCACCGCCACCAAAAAACCGAACCCGAAGGACAGCATTGGCTCGTCCAAGATCCCGATGCACCTCTGGCCAGAAGAGGCGACAGCACTTGGCGCGATCGGACTGCTGGACGGGGCGGGAAAGTATGGGAGGGGAAACTTCGCGGCTACGGACGTGCGAGCCAGCATTTACTACGACGCTGCAAAGCGACACCTCAACGCATGGTTCGTGGGCGAAGAAGCCGATCCTGACAGCGGTATCCCGCACCTGGGCCACGCACTCGCTTGCCTGGCTATCTTGGTGCGCGCCAAATACGCTGACAAGCTGATCGACGACCGCGACTTCCCAAATGGCTACCGGCGTGCTGTAACGGAACTCACACCGCATGTGGCGCGCTTGCAAGCGATGCACGCCGAGAAATCGCCGAAACATTATACGATCGCCGACGCGCCGCAGAATGACTAGTGAACCCGATTCCACGCCCGCTCAATCTGAAGGAAGATCGCCGGCATAGCGGACGCACCGCCAAATGACGCCGGACGATCATCCTGTGGATACCTAAACGCTGGCGACGACCGGATCATGCTGAGCGCCGCTCTCGGATGCACGCCAGTCGCGTCTAATGCGTCTAGCACTTCGCCCTCAATCTTGTGCATGAGCGCCCAGGTGAGTACGCCTAATTCCCGATAGCGCATCACCACCCGCGGGACAATCTCTCTCGCCGCGTCGTCCGCCGCATCCAGATCCTCAAGAATTCCTTCATCTGCCATAACTCCCCCAACTCGTTAGACCGTTAGTATTTCGACATGGCTGTTTTGTCACGCTATACTGTACGAACATACAGTATTTTGCAAACACAACATGACGAACGCAAACGAGCTTGAGGCGCTTCATCCGTCACTCTGGCGCGCATCTCAGCTAGGGCGCAGCCGGACGCAGTGCATCGATACTGGTCATCCGGCGCTATCGAACCAATTGCCGGGCGGCGGCTGGCCTGTAGGTACGCTTGTCGACCTATTGGTGCAGCAGCCCGGGATAGGGGAGATGCGGCTGGTCGCTCCTGCATTGGCAAAGGTGGCGGCGCGCAAGGTCGTGCTACTGCAGCCGCCGCACGCTCCGCAAGCGCTGTCCCTGGCTGCGCTTGGCTTGCCTCTGGAGTCGGTCCTGTGGATACGCTCGGAACGCACCGCAGACGCGCTATGGGCTGCCGAGCAGGTGCTTCGCAGCGGTAGCTGTGGCGCATTACTGTTCTGGCCGGGGCAAACGTCGAGCTCCAACGCGAGGCAGCAGCCCGTGCGAGCCGAGAGCTTGAGGCGCCTGCACCTCGCCGCGCAGCAGGGAGAAACGCTATTCTTCAACTTCCGCCCGCTGACAGCCGAGCAGGACGCATCACCAGCGCCTCTACGGTTGAGTGTGCGGCCAGCGCCTGGCGGCATCGAGATCGGGTTTGTGAAGCGTCAGGGACCGCAGCGGGATGAGCCTTTGTTCCTGCCTATGTCGGTCTCGATGTTTATTCCTCAGAGGCATCGTCAGGTGGCGCCGGAGCGTGCGCCATTGGTTACCCAAGATCGGCTGGCTGAGCTGACCCGGTAAATCAAAATGCGGGTCAATGCTCACCAGATGCCATAGGAAGGTTCGCTCCGGGGCCGCGCACGACCAGACCACAGACCTCGCACCGGATCGACTTACCGAACGGCTTGTGTTGATCTGGCTCGCAAAGCGGCTTCAGGTAGCCGTCGCCCGTGTAGCGGCTCGGATTCTCGCGCCGCTAGCTCTCGGCTTCGTCAACAGCACTTTTGAGCTCGGCTAGTAGGTCGATACGTTTAGGCATATCCGGGTTTGAGATGATGGCGTTTTGCTCAGGCATAATACGCTGCACGCTTGGGAGTAGTCTATCTGATTAGCCTAATGCCGAGTCGTCAGTCATCCGAGTGATCCGATGGTTCGACCAAGGCGGCTCGGGGAAAAAGTCAGGGAAAATGGCCGGTAAACAGAGGGGAGAGCATGGGACTCCGCACTATGAAGAATGCCCATGAGTTACCCTTGAACTTCCTCCGTTAAAGGTTCATAGCCTATCGGGGGTTCGAATCCCCCTCTCTCCGCCAAGACATAAGCCCATGATTTCATGGGCTTTTTCTTTTCCTCAGTCGGCAGCCTAGCTCACTGCTGAGTTTTGGGGAAGTTTTGGGGAATTTTGGAGTTATTTTGGGCAATCCCCGCCTCTAGTTTCTCCATTTCCCTATCATCGTCGGCGCCACTGATCCACTTCGCATACACCGTGAAGAACATGCGCAGGCTGTGACCGAGTTGAGCCGCCATGAAGCCGGGCTTGACGCCGTTCATGAGACCGACAGTCGCATAGGTGTGCCGCATGTTATAGGGGCGGCGATACCGAATACCCAACTTCTTCAACGCGGCTGACCAGAAGCTCCGAACGTCCGTAATCTTGGAATAGCCCCACGGCTTGTCAGTCTTCGGATCGTGGAAGATGTGCTCTCCGGCCAGCAGCGTATGTTTCTTCTGCCTCTCCACGGCGTCAAAGGCCATACTGGACAGCTTTACGAGGCGCGATTCATAGGTCTTGGTGACATCGGACTCTTCGTCATAGACATTGGCTCCATCAACCAACACCTCGCGCTTCTGGAAGTCTACATCACACCACCGCAGGGCGATTCCTTCTGACGTCCGCAATCCGGTGAAGAACATAAATTGGATGAAGTTTCCGACTTGCTCTCCCCGGTGCTCGCGTAGGTAGGCGATGATTTGCTGCGCTTCCTGTAGGTCAAACGGATCAGGCTGCGGCTTTTGGTGGCTGGCGCGCTTGATCTCGGCGCACGGGTTCTCGGAGATGATCTTGTCCAGGCGCGCAAACTCAAACACGCCACGGATAAGGGAAAGCTCGTTGTTTCGGCTCTTCCCGCTTTTCCATGTGCCACCGTTCAAGGCGGTAAGGATGTCCGAATAGCCGACCTCGGCAATAGGACGGTTCTGAAGCGCCTTCTTCCAGAAGCTATTCAGGCGAGTGCGATACTGGTCCTTGGTCGAGCCTGCGCCGTTGAAAACGGAAAGGTACTTGTCGATGACATCGTGCAGCATCGCCGCGCCTTCTTCGGGCTCATCCGCGTGCGGCGACTTCGGGAAGTACTCAGAATAATTGAACGTCCCATTGCTGATCTTTTGCCTGATCTCCGCAACCAGACGCTTCGCATACTTCGCGTTCGCTGGGGTTGGGGGCATCGGTTCGTCGGCGATGTACAGCGTCTCCTTGCGCTGCTTACCCCGCCATTCGAACCGAACCCTGATACTCTTCTCGCGAAGTTCTATTCCACCTGCTCCACCCATTTGGCGTACGCCTCCATACTCATGTGAATCCTGCCGCACACCTTGCGATAGTGCTTCCCCTGTAACCAGATACCCTCCTCGATCTTCCGGCGCACGGCCTTTTCGCTGTAGCCGGTCAGGGTGCAGAACAGGGGTAACAGCACCCATTCTATGCGTACCGCCATGTTGCCCATAGTGTTTTCCTCAGTGTTTACTTGGCGCATACATCCTCCCTCTAAATTGCGGCTACTATGTCCCGCGCTTGCTATGCCACAGCCTGTCGATGGCAAGCTCACCTTCTGGTTCGGCGCTCGGCAAGGCCGGTGGCTCGCCAGTGCTTTCGATCACTGGTGCAGACGCCAAGAACGGAATCTCCGGCTGCTCCCCGCGAAGAGCCGCGTAGGCCAACTGCACTTTGGCTGACGCAATGATCTTGCCTGCCGTGTTGTTTATCTCTACCGCGTCTTTCGCTTCCATAGTGCCGTCGCGCAGCTTGTTGAAGACGTTGACGAGCTCGTTTCGGATGTCGGTAATAGTAGTCATTTATCGTCCTTCTGATTCTTGATCAGTCGATGAATTTGGAGTTGAACACGCTTTAGTTCGAGCAATTCCTTAGGAATTTGCGATAGCCGAAGGCCAATCTTTGAGGCAATGTAGCTATCCTGATTTAGCATTTTTATCGCGTTTTTCTCATTGTAGTTAGCGATTATCAATTTGCGTTTTTCAGGGTTTTCTACACGCCACTTTGTAGAAAGCGATCTTGCTTTCTCTGGATTTGCGCGCCTCCATCTAGCGGTCTTCTCTACAAGATCTTTAGCGTGCGATCTGTAATACTCCCTATCAAGTTGCTTTTTCCTCTCAGGGTTTGCTGCATTCCATTTAGCCGCATCGGTTTTTACCTTCTCGGAATTTCTTGCGTAGTACGATGCCTTATGCTTTCTTACGCAGCTTTTGCATGTCGGCGTAAATCCATCCTTCGTACAACGGTTCTTGTGAAACGAAGCCAATGGAAGAATTTGTTTGCACCTACAGCAAGACTTTTCCATCATTTCGACTCCTTGATAAACAGCGAGACCTCTGAAAAGACTTCCTCTACATATGCTTTGTCGCCATACTTGAAAGCCAACTCAATCGCTGCGTAGACCTTTAAATGGTCTTTAAGTGGGCAGTTTTCGAGTGCGTCTGACATTGCCGAGATCGCGACAGCAATGGCCGTTGATTCCGTTCGCACATCTGCCGCAATTTCTTCACGAGTTGGGTATCTATAGCCTTCCAACTCATCCATATCATTCCTCCCTGCAGGTGCATGGTTTATCGCCTTGGCCGCAATCCCCTTCGCAGCCTGGCGCCTTGATCAATTTGTTTGCCGCTAACGTGCCGATCAGCAAAATAGCGATGAACAGTAGGGCGTCAATCATGCCGGCTCCCTCCCGGCGTGGTTGTGCGCCCCGATGTGCGCATCCATTGCTTCATCCAGATCCAAGCTATCCATAAGCTCCTCAACCTCGGGCGGCAATTGCGCATGCTCGGTTTCGCTATGCATCCACCACTGCTTCCAAGCCTTCCACCGCGCTGCATCTGCTCGCAGGCGCTCGACTTCGGCGATCAGTTCAAGCACAGTAGCGGGGTCTACCGCACTCCAGAACGCGTGCATGGATTCGATCTTTTCAATCGTGCTGCTTCCTTTTTTGGCCGCCAGTGCCAGCGCCTTGATCTTGTCAATGTCTACGGTCATCTACTTTTCTCCTTTCGCGGCACAAAACAGCACAGGCATGCGCAATTCCTTGTCTGCGGCTACTTGCTTGCGCACCATAGCGGCAGCGGCTTGGCATGCCTCTAGGCTGTTGAAATCGGTAGCGACTGAGGTTGCCGGCGTCTGGTCGTAAATAATCCGGATTACGAAAATCAAGGTGTAGATCATTCGACACTATCCGTGCTGTTATCAGTGATGCAAGGAGCGGCAGGAAGGGGCATCCAGTGCGTGATCCAGTCGTTGTCGCTGATGGGCGAGGCGTAGCAGTCGAAATAGGACATCTCGGCGCTCTCGCCCTTCCGGTACTCGCCCATCTCGACCTGCGCGCCTTCGGTTTCGTATGGTCGCCCCTCATCATCCTCACCGCGCGTCAGCGTTCGGACAAATAGCAGCACGGGCTTTTTCGGCTCTGGCTTACGCTCGTCGTCAACGCTGATCCATGCCGGGGCCGTTCCAGCAGGGCGACCGTCGATGTAGGCGATGAGGGCGTTGAGCGGCTTTTCGATGCTCTCGTTGAAGCTGCCGGCGCGGTAGACATCGCCGGCTAGCCCTTCAAACTCAGCGTCCTCGCCAATACTCTGCACCGGGCCGCGCTCGATGTCCTGCCCGATGTCGGCCAGTTGCTGGAGCTTGGCCTCTGCCATCTCGCGCTCAAGGTGGGCGATACGCGCGGCATACGGGGCGATGATCTGCTCGACTTCGGGCTTGCTGTAGACCGGCTCATCGCTGAAATACTCGTTTGCTGGCGCCTTCGGCGGCGGCAGTGCTTGGGTATCCAGAGGGGCGGAGACAGGGCGGTAGTTGGATTCAGACATTGCTCGGCTCCTTTGCGTAGAAACGCTCGGTATTCATCTGGCGCAGCAGGCCGCGCATCGTGCGCTCGATTGCACGCTCACCCTTGCCGGTAACGTCGATCTTTTGCACTACTTCGCCGCTTTCAATCTCGACGACTTCAATGTATTGGCGGTCGCTCATGCTTGCGGTCCTTTCTGTTCACTGGTGGCGATGGCTGCGCCTTTGTCATTCGTCCCGCCGCCCTGCGCGCGGCACCGGCTGGCCGCGTAGACGCCATCCGCAGCGGCGAGCGCGGATTCGATTTGCTCGCTGACCTTGGCGGCACGTTCCGACATTGCGCGCCCGGTGCTGATAAATGTGTCGGCCAGCAGAAGGTTTGCCGCCTTCAAGGCCCAAGCAAGCTCGGCGATGGTCGAATCAAGTTGCGCGGGGGCCGCGAAGGGCGGCGGGACATTCGATTGCTCATCGGTGCTTGCGCTTGCCGTGGTGGCCGCAGCACAGGCTTTGCAAGTGATGCGCCGCTTGTAGCCGATGAACGTGTTGCCGCAGGTTGAGCACTTGCATAGGTAGTTGCCGTTCTCGTGATTCGCGTCCTCAGCCCAGTCCCGCACGATATGCGGGGTAGGTGCTACGGGCGCGGCTTGCCGGTCGGCGAGGCGATCAAGCGCTCCTTCGAGGATCGCCAATGCTTCACCGGGGAACGTCGAGCGGCCAGCCCTGAATTCCTTGAGATTAAAGACGGCGTGGCGAGCAATACGAATATCTTCTTCTGCCTGCTCGGTGACGCGCGGCTCTTGGTTATCCATTTTGGTTTCCGCATGATTGCGGATTGCCTCGGCGTTCTGTGCGCCCGCCGTGCTCACGGTGCGCTTGAGTTCGCGGATTGACTCGGCAATGTTGCAGTTGAATTGCTCGGCGTGCGGGTTGTCGTCAAACAACCGTGCCGCTTCTTCCAGCACAGCATTGCGAATCTCATCTGGCGCGCTCACGGTGCTGGTAGTAGGGGCGAGGTCCGAGCTGTCGGGTTTGTCCTCGCCGCCCTTCGCGGCCCCCGCCGTGCTCGACTGCTCGACGGCCTCGGGCATCGCCTCATCGCGTGCGATTTCGTAATCTGCGCGCAGGTCGATGATCTCCTTAATCGCCGCTTCACGGTCAAATGTTGGCTCGCCGGAATCACTACCGTATTGCTCGAAGCACAGGGCCTCTGCCGCCTTGTCAATGCGGCCAAGCAGCGCCGTGAGGGCGGCATCAACGTGACCTGCGGGTGCCGCGAAGGGCGGCAATACGTTCGCCTGAGCACGGAACCGGCTGGCTAACACAGCGCCAACTTCGCGGGCGATTGCATGGATCAGTTCATCGTCCATTGGAGCCTTGCCGGGCGTCACAGACCACCAGCCGCGAGCGATAGCTGACACGATTGCTTCGTGTTGACTGGCGGGGGCCGCGAAGGGCGGCAATACGTTCGCCTGCTCACCTTCTGCCTGCTCGGCTGTCTCGGCCTTCGCTGCCTGCTGGGTGACAGGGGCAAGGCCTGCGCATGCTTCGTTGAGCCGGTCGCCCAATTGGCGCAGCGCATTGCCTTCCTTGCGCTTGTCGCGGTGCAGGACGATCTTGTTTTCGTCGATCGAGTGCCCGCAGTTGATCGCGGCGCTCAGCAACGCGCGGCGGTCCGGTGCTGCCTGCTGGGTGACAGGTGCGCAAACTTCGCACGTTTCACTTTCGGCATGGACGTTGAGCAATCCGTCATCGCGCTCGCAGCCAACTTGAGCTTTTTCTGCCTGCTGGGTGACTTCCTGTGCGGTAGGAGCAAGATAGATCGGTGCGCCATTACGGGTGAGCAACGCTTCGCGCTGCGGGCCAGTCAAGCTCAATGCGATTTCCCCATCGCATATCGAAATCCAGCCTGCCGGCACTGCTTGCACCTTGGTTGCCTGTGACTGGACTGCGAGTGCTGCGCGCAGTTCAGCGATTTCTTCGGCCGCATAGATAAAGCGATCTGGCGATGCTTCACCGTTGAATTTGATGTCGTCATCGCGGCGCTCCTGCCACGTTTTGATGCTCGGCAGTGTTGCCTGTGACTGGCTTGCAATCTTCTCTTCGGCCTGCCGCGCCTGATAAGCCGCACCAGCACAGAATGCGTTAATCACATCCGCCTGGATGCAGGGACGGTCATCGCCGTCATACGATTCAGCGTGCTTGTCTGCCGCCTCAAGCAACGCAAGATCCTCGGCTGCGAGAGAGACCGGCTGCGCGGCATCCTCGCCCCACTGCAGCGGCTGGCCCGGCAATTTGTCGTCGATACGTCGTTTCTGATCGGTCATGTCTTCTCCTAATTTGTCTTCTAGGCGCACGGTCTTGTAGGCGTGGTATAGGGCGTCTGGCTTGTAGCGGATGTCCATCTGCGTGGTCACTTATTGGCGGCTGATTCGTCGCTCCACTGCACGCCGCGCGCAGATCCGAAGCTGTAGAGGTATTCGATAAACTGCGCCGCCTCCTTCACGTAGAAGTCCCGAGACTGGATGCCGAGCTGGACGATCCGGCGCCCGTCAAGGCTCGGGATCACGCGCCCGTCGTGGTGAAGCGGCGTGCCGGCACCGCGCATCTCGTCCGCGAACTCGTCGATCAGCAAGCGCTTCATGTCGTCCGCGTCCCACTTTCGGCCGATGTGTTCGACCTGGTGGGCGATGTCGCCGATCATTGCGTGGTACTTCTCTTCCTGAATGCGCTTCTTTACCGGCTCGGAGAACACGACCATCCAGCCGACCGGCGCTATCTTGCTGAACTCGGCGGCGTTGTTGCGGGCCTGATCGTGAACCAGAACGAAGGTACGTTTGGCGGTCATGGCGTCACCGCATCCTTCAGCGCGCCAACATTAACGCTAGCCAGCCGCTCGACCAGATCAACCGCTGGCATGTCGAATGCCTCGACAAGCGCATCCAGCAGTTGCAAGTCAGTCGGCGCGTCTGCCATCACGTCGGCCATGTCGGCAAGGCGCGGATAGTCACCATTTCGGGCGTCACGCAGGAATTGCGCTGCCATTTCGTTTGCGTGGTCGATGGTCATGCTGCCTCCTGCAGTGGTGCACGGCCGTGTTCGACCAGCATCCGGTTGACGATATCGACCAGGTAGGCGCGAGCCACACGGCATTTGTCATCCAGCCTGCGCTCGAGATTCATATCGCGCTTATAGGTCACGCTGGTGATTCGTAGCGCCGGGTCGATGCGGGCGACTTCGTGCAGATCGCGCTGCTCCCATTTGATCAACTCGTCCGGCGTGTCGAGCATCACGTGCGCGACCTCATGCTCCGGCACATCCCACAATTTCATGTAGGCGCGTCCCTGCCATTCGTACAGAGTGTCATGCGCGTCCTCAGCTAGTAGTGGGAAGGTATCCAGCGCCCACGAAACTTTGATATCGATGGTCTTCACGCCAGGCTCATAGATGTCGCACTCGCCCGTTAGGAACTCGCTCACGCGGCGCTCGGTGTTCTTGCGGTAGTTCTTGAAGCGCTGGTTGTTCAGGAACTGGATCGCAGCGTCTTCCAATGCCAGACCCTTGTCCATGTACTTGGTGTCGACCACCTTGTGGTAGTTGAGGATGAACTCCTTAGCCAAGGTCTTAAGGAAGGTCTTCGCGCCAGCGGAAAGCGACATTTCCTTGTACGGAGCAAGTAGCTCCCTCTCGGCGTCGGCCTTGCGCGCCTTGGCGGCGATCGGCAGCAGCTCGGCCGGCAGCAGCGAGGTATCGATCGACTGTGCATCGCCCATAAGGAGGCCTACGCAATGTGGATGGAAGCGGATCATGGCGCAAGCTCCCTCTCCAGGTCGGACAGCGCAGTTTCCTGATCCGGCGTGAGTTCGTAGTAGCCGCGCATCGACAGGGCGTCATAGCTTCCGGCGCGGATCGCCGCCAGTGCATTCGTGAACGCTTTGCCATCGATCGGCTTCTTCGGCTCTTCCTTTGGCTGCGGCTGAGGCTGCGTAGCGGCCTCATGTTGGCGAAGTTCTTCCGGCAGGTCTTCGATGTCCTGCGTGAAGATGTCTGACGCCGCGGTGACGTTCAAGGTCATGGCGATCATGGCGCGCTTGCACGCCATTTTCAGCACGGTGTTTGCCAGATCGGCTGCCTCCGTGCGAACCTGGATGACCTTCTTCACGTTCCCCTGATAGGCCGAGAACTTCAGGCGGCGCATATTTTCCGGATACGAGTCGAATTCCTCGGTACACACGGCCTTGCGCCACTTGTACTTCTCCTCGGCCGACGAGCATTCGCCAACACCTTCGCCCAGCACGACGCCTGTTACCTGATGGCGGCCGATGCAAGTTACGCGGAAACGAGCCGTCAGCGCATCACCCAAATCCTCGATGCGATACTCCTGGGCGATGCGGAAGGTAACGCACAGCACCTCGGCGCCCGGCTTGTACAGGGTCGGCTTCGGTGTGCCGGGAATGGTCCCGTAGTGCGTGTCCCGCTTCATGATGCCCTGCATCACGGTCTGGACGAGATTCACGCGCTCCCGGATTTCGGAGGCGGAAAAGCGATGCACCTCACCAGCAGTCAGGCCAGCCACTTCGCGACGCGGTATTTCAATGACTTCATTCATTGTCTTCTCCTTTTGTTCTTGTTGATCGCTCGATTTACAGCCGGTGGCGGATCAGGGCGGAAAATTCACCGACGCCAGAACCACCACATCCACCAGGAGCAGCAGAACCACGCCGGCCAGCTTCACCAACAACACGAAGACTTCCGCGTTCATGGCTTCTGTCGCCCACGGGTCGCGCTTACTGCTCGCTGCTTTCGGATTGAGTCCCATGACTGCTCCTTTGGTGTGTTACCAGCTTTCGATCTGGCGACGCTTTGCCGTCAGTTCCACGGTGCGACGGCGCTCGCGCAGTTCGTGCGGCACGACCTGCATGCGCAAATTCTGGAAGTGCTGTGCGCGCTCTTCGGCGTGGGCGAGCTGGTAGTTAATCCACCAAAGGGCGGCGGGTTTGGTGATCTTGCGCACTAGGCGGCGGGCGATGCGGGTGGCGATCATGCTGCGCCCCTGGTGGCCTTTGCGATGGCGGCGCGAGCAGAGTCGATGCGCACTTGCGTATCTGGACCGCCGATGTGGTTGCCGACAGCGTCGGGCAAGATCGACTGCAGCGCCGCCAGCAGGTCCGGCGCCGCCGCGATCAGGCGCGCGTCGGCTTCGGTCATGTGCCCGGCGATACGGAAACCCGGCTCACGCTCCTCCTTCGCTTCCGCCAAGTAGCCGCAGCCTGCGCGGATGACGTGGTAGTCGTCACTGACAACGTGTGCGTCGTCCTGCGCGTCGAATTGCCATGGTCCGGGCGTATGCTTCATGTCCATTTGTTCTCTCCTCGCTATCGTTGTTAGGTGTGGCGCCGGGCGGCTTTCGCTCTCTCGTGAGTGGCGGCGGTCCTTGCTACCCGCTCGCGCTTCCGGTCTGGGTACTAGCCAGACAGTTCCAGTCATGCGGTCACCACACAGAAGCGGGCCGGTGCTGATCTCCGGCTTTGCACTAGTCACAAGACAGTCAAATGCGATCGTTATCACGCAAGACCGCCGCGAGAAATTCGTCCATGCTCTCGCCTCGCATTGCGCATCAGCCTGCGCATTCCGCTTCTGTGTGGTGCCTGTCTGTTCCAGGCTGCCAGGGCATTTGAGATCCCACTCCCTCTATGTTTTGACCCGAGATCAGGGCAAGCGGCGGGTTGTGCTAAGGAGCGCCGCGCTCCCGTTCTGGTGTCACACTGGCTCACCTCTTTGGTTCAGTTACAAGGGAATCGGCTGCCCAGGTTTCCCTGTACGCTCCGTGACAGCCGCTGCATACGCCTCACGGAATGGGCACATGCAGCACAACCGACTCTCTTGTAACGTCCGTCTAGTTCCGGACTGCCATGCATGTCACGCCTTCGCACACATGCCTGCCGGTGTTATCTCCCCACTACCGGCTTGGGTCGAACATCAACCGCTGACTGGCTCAACTACTCGCCGCTCGTACCGCTTAACTGGTGCTTCGGTGTGAAGCGCATCAAGCTCTGCTAGCGCTTCTTTCACCAGCCCTTCACTCGGGCACATGTATTTCGCAATGGCGCGGACGGCGCCGTGTTTGTGATCGATCTCCCACTGCTTTGCGGGGTGCGGCATTAGGCGCATGTCATCGATCTCAAACCGCAGCGCCTGGTTCCCGGAGATCAAAGCGACCTCCATTGGTGATCGAACTGCGCCATTTGCCTGTCGCGCAAGGCAATGTCGGCCTTCGCCTCTTGAATCGACAGCAGGTATTCTTCGTGAAGACCGGCGTCCATCCAAAAACCCATCTCGTCCAGGCACTTGTCGCTAAACAGGTAGGTCAGGTTCAGCGAAGTCCCGGCGCGCATCACATCGGTGACTACGTATCCTTCATCTTCACTGGCGCGGAGGCCGTAGAGATCCAGCTTGGCGCCGTAGTGGTCGTAGCCGGCATACAGGAGTTTCGAACCGAGCTTCATCGCAGCCTCCTCAGCGAGCGCACTCGGGCGCTTTGTTCAGGAGATGCCAGCCAAGCTGCTGGCGGACCTGTTCCGGCGTCGGGGGCGGCGATTTCTCCACCTGGCGCTGCTTCATCCAATCCCTGACCTGCTGAGGCGTAGGCATTTCAAGCTCCCTGTTGGTTGTCGTTTAACCTGCTGGAAACTGCGTAAGTAACCTTGTGGATTTCTTCGACGAGCACCAGGCCGAAGACGACTGCCAGGAAAAAGCCAAGTAGGAGCAGGGCGGTGTATGCGTAGATCGGTTTCATCGTCTGCTCCAAGTGGTGCTGCGTTAGAAACCACTATACGCCAGAAAAACTAGTAAGACAAGAAAAACTAGTAAATTTTTACGGATGTTGTTTTAACCTGGTCAACGAGTCTGTTGTTTGGTGCAGACGAAAAAAATCCCGCACTTGGCGGGACGATTTGACGCAAGGCCAGGCTGCGCCTAGTGCAAGCGAGAGGGAGTGGATTTTTCTCGGCGCCGTTTATCGCTAGGCCGGCGCGCATTAGGATCTGCGCGCACCAGCTCTTGCGCTGAACGCCAGCAGGTTAACTGGTGCCGAAGCAACATAATCTAGTAGATCAGCTGAGCGGAACCATGTACACTACTGTATAAATAAACAGTATTTCACGCTGGTATGTATCTGTAGTTACACATGGAAACAATCAGCACGCAACGACTATTTCTTTTGGCATAGAATCGTATGGACACTTATACCGAATTCCCAGGAACGCTAGCTTCGCAGGTGCCCCAACACCTGGTGCAGCATCATTTTCAGCTCTTCGTTCTGCTGCTTGATGTCGTCTAGAGGGGATGCACTCAAGCGCGAAAGCATCTCTGCATTAAGTGAGTGACCATTCCTCTCCGCAGCCGCCACTAGTTCTTCATGTAGGGCCGTCGGTATGCGAAGCGCGGTCTTGATGTGATTCTTCTGTTGATGTTGCCGAATTGGAGGTGTTTTCATACCCCCAATTTTTCCATGTTGCTAGAAAAATACAGTAAAGTGCCTTCATCATGAAGGCAGTTGTTTAGTGGTTATTCGTGAGAAAGTATTGCTTAGCGGCGTGTGATAATGAATTTATGGTAGTTGGATGCTTGCGAGCTGCAGTATAGGGGGGCGGCTTGGATAACTCGCTAAAGCCTTCGCACTACCTGGGCGTTACTCCTGTTTCCAACCACCACTAGAGTGTCTCGATGACGAACCATAACGAAGAGTCGACCAAACATCGAGTTCTCGCCGCGCTCAGCGAGCTCAATCCACAAAAGCACGCCGAGGTCGTGGCCGTGATCGAAGCAATGGCGGCCGCGTTCCCAAAACCTGCCAAGGTTTCGCTGGCACGTCCTGTGTCACTTAGCCTTGTGGTCAGCGATGGCCGCGTTGTCCGCACTGGGAAGCGCTCTGGCCATCACCAGGAGCGAGTTCTTCCCGCTCTCGGTCTTCCTGCGGTACTCACTAAGTAACGCAGCTTCATCTTCTGATACCCACTGCAAGTTAGGGGCCTGGCGCTCGCCGCGGCTCTCTCCGCTGGTAGGCGGCGAATCTTCCCCGGCGCCGGTCAACAGCCATTCAGGCGTTGTGCCCAACACTTCCGCAACCTTCTTGATCCGGTTGCGATTCGGCGCCGTACCATCCTCGTTTTCCCATTGCTGAACAGTCTGCCAAACCACGCCCACAGCCTTCGCTAGGGCCTCTTGGCTTTGGAAGCCGCGCTCGATGCGCTTCTGCTTGATTCGTTGATGGATGCTCATTCCGCAACTATGCCAAGAACGACTAGTACCGGATACACAGAATTTTCTTGTGTCTGCTAGATTTTCTAGTACAATGGGTTTCATGGATACCTCATCTCATCAAGCTCTATCCCGAGCGATCGCTCAATACCCGACCCTCAAGGCGTTTTCCGATGCGTTGAAGGTCCGCTATCAAGTCGTGCAGCAATGGCTGGTCAACGGCGTCCCACCTGAGTATTGCCCAGTCATCGAAAAATTGACCGGCGAACGCTGCGAGGATCTGAACGCCAAAGTCGACTGGGCATTCGTACGTGCGAATAAACCCGGCCGACCCAAGCGGCGACCGCGACGCCCAGCGATGTAAGCCCCGACCCAAAGCCGCTCCAGCATCGTCGGCAGCACCAACGTCGACAGAGCCTTCTCGGCCTCCAGGAAGAATGACGCAATAGTTCTTGAGAAGCCCAGGCGCCAGGCGGGAAAAGTCGAAGAGATAGACCGAGAACGTATCCATTGAAGCCCCTAGTTTTGTACATACACAGTAGCCACAACGGAGTCAAACGCCATGCGTAACGAATCACAGACAACCCTGATTAGTGTGGTACGCGCCGCAGTAACGGAGTGGCGCCGGCGCGAAGGATGGAGCCGCGAAACGGTCGTGGACGAAATCGTCAAGAAGCATGGCGAAATCAATGGTCCGTCCGTCACCGGTATCGACTTCGACCCACATACCCGCGACACGTTCGGCCGCATGAAAGTCAATGCTGAGCGCGTGTTTCGTTGGCTCGACGATGAAACGAAGGACTGCACGCTGCTGCCTGCGAACTTCCTGCCGTCGATCCTCGCCGCGCTGCCTGTCGATTTGAAGCTGCAATGCATCGGCCAAATACTTCGCCCGTTGAGCCTTGAAGTATGTATCGCAGATGTCAGCACGGCGACCGAGTTCAATGCTGCAACCCACGCCAGCACCTTGATCAAAGAGGGGGCTGAGGCAGCCACCAAGATTCTAGCCTTGAGCGCTCACCCCAGCGCGTCAGAGGTAGAGGAGGTATGCAAGGAGATCGCCGACGTCCGCGAATCGGCTTGTGAAACCTTGCGCGCTTTGCGTGCTGGATCGGTGCACTGACATGATTGCCATCGCAAACAAAGATCGCGCTCGCATTCTGAAGGTGATCAAGCAAAAGCCCGGTGTGACGATCTTCGAGCTGGTGCGGATCGTGAACCTCCCGCGCAGCTTCATCGCCATCACCGTCGCGCAGCTGCAGCGAAAAGAGGCGATTCGCGCAGTCCAGCTGCCATCACGCCCTGGCATCTACGAAGTCCGCCGCGGCTACGAGGCCGTGACCGAGCAGCGCCCTTCGCTGGCGGTGAAGCATGCCACCCCGGCGCAGTGGGACGCGCTGGTGTACCTGTTCGGCACGGCCATGGTGATGCCATGACCTACCTGCGCATGAAGCAATCGTCACCCCTGAAGCGCACGACACCGCTGCAGCAGAAGACTCCCTTGAAGCGCACAGGCTTTCTGCGACGCGCAAAGGAGCAGATCACCAAGAAGGTGGTTGGCATCAAATCGCGTGGCATGAAGGGCCGTACGCCTACCGCGCTCGAGCGCCGTTTCATGAACGACGTTGCAGCAATCGGCTGCATCGCATGCCTGAAGGACGGCCACGTCAATCCCTGGATCTCTCTGCATCACATCGCAGGCCGTACCGCGGTGAATGCGCACATGTACGTGCTGCCGCTTTGCGCTGGGCATCACCAGGATGGCACCGGGGCCGATCCGTCCCTGATCGCAGTTCACCCCTACAAGGCACGCTTTGAAGAGCGCTACGGCACGCAGATGGATCTGTTGGCCGAGTGCGTGGCAAAGATCGGATGGAACACCCAAGGAGAAACAGCATGAACGGCATCGCCGCCAATCTTAAGCTACTCATGGAGCGCATTCCAGGTCTGCGGTCGGACGCAGGTTCGGACTCTGTGAAACCATCAGACGGCGCAAAGCTAATGAGCGAAAAGGCTGAACTAGTAGCCCGCAAAACAGCTTTGGAAACTGAGTATGTAGCTTTAGCTGCGGTCATTGCACCCGAGTCCGGCGCCAGCCAGGGCAGGTGCAATTGGGCGCATCGTCGCCGCTCGATCGTGAAGAAGGAAATGGTCTATTTGCAGCAGAGGCTTGCCGAGATTAATGCCGAGCGCAAACGACGTAGCGGAGCTCTCGTAGTCGAAAAGCATTTCATGGATGTCTGCCGCGAGACGCTAACCGTGGAGCAGTTTAGTGCACTCCTTCACCACGCGATCGAACGAGCAAGCGAGCAGGATCAATCATGCTAACCATCGTCAAGCGCATCGTCATGTGGCTCTACTGCCGAGAAATCATTAGCGCCACGACAGTGGTTCGTCTGTTCAAGCGCCTCAAGCTGCGGGAGTCCTGACCATGTCGACCATCAAAAAACTCCCCTTAGATTCAGTTTGCGATCCATTCCTCGCAGATGGCGCCTTTGATTCAACGCTGCCCTTGAGCGAAGACGAGTTGCTTTCTCATGGATGGGTCGGCCTTGCTATTTCGAAGAAGCATGGCATGGCCGTGATGGCCTCAACCTGGCCGAGCGCAAGTTGCCCTGGATATGTTCACTACAGCTGCAGCGGCGGGCCTGACTTCATCGAGGTCAGCTCCAAGAAGCCATGGAAGCCGGCGGCAATCGGATTTGCCGTTGACACCCTACTGGAAGAATATGAATTGTGCGCGGCAGATCTCAAGTGGTCAAAAGCGGGCCGGGCGCACAAGCCAGACGGCGTTGTCGACACCAATGCAGCATCGAATGAGTTTGTTTATTTCGTCACCGCCGGGCCGTTTGTCAAGATCGGGAAAACTTCGGGCACTCCAGATGGTCGCATCGCCGCTTTGCAAACAGGCTGCCCATACCCGATGACGTTGGCTGCTTATGAGTCTGGCGGGCTTCGGGAGGAAGCTGCGCTGCACTGCCGCTTTGCCGAGTACCGCGTGCGGCCTGACGGCGAATGGTTTCGATACGAAGGCGCGCTCCGGGAATACATCGCGACTGTCGCCAAGGGCAAAGCAAAGGCGGTTCAAGCATGAACCCTCTAGCAAACTACGACGCAGCATGCTACGCCCTTGCGCAAGCTGCATCCGTCGACGAAGTTTTGAATATCCGCGATCAAGCCGAGGCAATGCGCGCATATGGGCGACAAGCGAAGAACCGCGAGCTGGAGACCTATGCGCAAGAAATCCGCCTGCGCGCTGAGCGAAAGCTTGGCGGCCTGATCATTCAGCAAAAAGAAACAGTCGGCTTGGCGCCTGCTGGCCGCCCTCCGAAATCGGTCGTGGCCGACGACCAATTAAATAAGGTTCCGACTCTGGCTGAAATGGGCATCAGCAAAGACCTGTCCAGCCGCGCCCAAAAGCTCGCTGCCGTGCCAGAAGCAGAGTTCGAGGCCAACATCGTCGAGCACAAACAGCGCATCGCCGCCGAAAACGCTCGTGTCATCAACAAGCTAGAAAAGGCCGGCGAGGCTGCGACCAAAAGCAAGCTGGCCGACCCCGATCTGCTAGCGGAAAACGCCCGGCTTGTCGAGGAAATGGCGGAGCTGTCGGAGTTCATCGCGACCCTTCAGGCCAATCTCAAGGAAACGCTCGTGGACAACGAAATGATGGGCCGCGTGTTCGACGCCGACGACCGCATCAAGGCCGCGATGGATGAAGCGCGGCGCCAGAAGGCCATCGCCGAAAACGCCGAGCGCACCCTCGCCGCCAAATCGGGCGAGTTCATCGAGCGCGCTCGTGCCGTCACCTACTGGAAGGGGCGTGCGGAAAAGGCCGAAAAAGCACTCGCAAAATTGCAGGTGGCGTCATGAACTATAAAACCTGTGGCATCTGCAAGTCATCTAAGCCGGCCAGTGACTTCAATCGAAATGCTAGTAACAAAGACGGTCTGCACACGTACTGCAGGGAATGTGCTGCTGCTCGACTAAAGGCATGGCGAACGGCCAATGCAGATCGAGTGAAGGAGTACACGGGGGAATGGCGCTCCGTAAATGCGGCGCGCATGAAGGCTACCAAGGCTGCGCATCACGCTCGAAACAAAGAACAGCTAAACGCCAAGAGCGCAGCTTGGCGTCGCGAAAACCGCGAGCGCTCACGTGCCGCTTGTGCCGCATGGTTTGCTAAAAACCCAGCCCGCCGCGCGGCCCTCCAGCAGAAGCGCAACGCGGCCAAGCTTCGCGCTACTCCGGCATGGGCGAATGAAGAAGCAATCCTGTCGTTCTACACATCGGCCAATGCCCTTGGGATGCTGACTGGTGAGTGGTACCACGTCGACCACATCGTTCCACTGCAAGGCAAGCTGGTTTGCGGTCTTCATGTGGAAAACAATCTGCGAGTCATTTCCGCGACTGAAAATCTTTCGAAAGGCAATCGCTTTTTTGAGGAGAAGTCAGCATGACCACCCCGAACTACGCAAGCGCCAAATTCCCTGAACCGCGCCCATTCCAGGTGTCGGCGCGCGAAAAGCTACGGGCCGGCTTCATCGCAGGCCACCGCTGCCAGATGGTGATGAGCCCGACCGGCTCGGGCAAGACCATCCTGGCGATGTTCCTGATTCACGAGTCGCTCCAGCGTGGAAAGCGTGCCATCTTCGTGGCTGACCGCCGCACCCTGATCAATCAAACCTCGGAAGTCGCCGACTCGCTGGGCCTGACCAGGCACTCAGTTCTGATGGCGGGGCACTGGCGCTTTAACCCTGCCATACCATTCCAGATTGCCAGTGCTCAAACACTCGCACGTCGCTCCTGGCCCGATGCGGACCTGATCATCATCGACGAGGCGCACACCCAGCTCAAGGCGTGGACGGATTACATCCCTGACGCACGCGCCGCCGTCATCGGCCTGTCTGCCACGCCATTCAGCAACGGCTTAGGAAAGCTGTTCACCAATCTCGTCAACGCAACCACGATGCGCGAACTGACGGAGTCGGGCGTTCTCGTACCAATGCGTGTCCTGTCCTGCACCAAGGTGGATATGCGTGGCGCCGCTACCGCTGGCGGCGAATGGACTGACGCCGCTGCGCAGGAGCGCGGCATGGAGATCATCGGTGACGTGGTGCATGAGTGGATCAAGCATGCCGAGGGTCGCAAGACGGTCGTGTTCGGTGCGACGATCGCTCACTGCGAGGCGATGGCGCGTGAGTTCAACGACGCCGGGATCATGGCGACCGTGTTCACCGCCGAGACCACCGAAGCTGAGCGCAAGGAAATCCTGGACGATTTCAAGTCGGTCGATTCCATGCTGAAGGTGCTGATCTCCGTGGAGGCTCTCGCCAAGGGTTTTGACCAGCGCGACGTTAGCTGCGTGTGCGATGTTCGCCCGTTGCGCAAATCACTCTCGACCGCGATACAGATGTGGGGCCGTGGCCTGCGTGCGTCGCCTGAGACCGGCAAGAAGGATCTACTGCTACTGGACTTCTCCGGCAACATCGTCCGCTTCGCCGAAGACTACGAAGCCATCTTTCACGACGGGCTCGATGCGCTCGACATGGGCGAGAAGCTCGACAAGACCATTCGCAAGGACAACGAGGAAGAGCAGGATCACCCGGCCAACTGCCCGCAATGCCAATTCGTCCCGTTCCGCAAACGCTGCATTTCATGCGGTTTCGAGATCATCAAGCCGAACCTGATCGAGCATGAGGCCGGTGAGATGGTCGAGTTCAAGGTCGGCAAGGCGACGGTCGGCGACAAGCTCAAGGTTTGGGAGCAGGCCGTTACCTTGTGCCGCAACCAGGGCAAGCCCGAGACCGCGAAGGGCAGGGCATCCCACCTGTACAAGAGCATCACCGGCGTATTCCCACGTGGTCTACCGGAATTCGATCAGGTGCCAAACGTACCGATCTCGCGCGCCGTGATGAATAAGGCCAAAGCAAACGCGATCGCTTACCGTGCGGGGCAGCGATGACGATTCAGAAAGCGATAAGCGCTCTGTCGTTCGTGCCGCCTCACGACCGCGATACGTGGGTCAAGATGGGCATGGCGATCAAGTCGGAGTTCGCGGAAGACGGGTTTGAAGTTTGGGACTCCTGGAGCCAGGGCGCCGACTCATATGACCGCAAGGCGGCGCGCGCAGTGTGGCGCAGTATCAGCGCCGCCGGCAAGCTCGGTATCGGTTCCCTGTTCCATACAGCAGCCGCCAACGGGTGGCGCGACAACGGTGAGCATCGTGGTCCACTCACCGAGCACGAAAAAATCGAGCGCAACAAGGCCCGCATGGCGCGAGAAGCAGCAATCTTTGCTGAGGAGCGCCGCAAGCAGCAGGGCTACGCTGCAGCGGCTGCAGCCGCACAGGCAGTCATCGAGCAGTGTGAGCTGAAAACGCACTACTACCTTAATGCCAAGGGCTTACCCGATGTGGTCGCACTGGTGAACGACATGACCCTTGTCGTCCCAATGCGAAACCTGGAGACCAATGTACTCCAAGGGATGCAGACGATCTCCTGGGTGCCAGAGGAGCGCCGCTGGGAAAAGAAGATGGCGACCGGCATGCGCGCCAAGGGTGCCGTGCTCAGGCTGGGCAATCCAAGGGCCAAGGAGACGTTTCTGTGCGAGGGATACGCCACTGGCCTGTCCATCGAGCTCGCGCTGCGCCGGCTGCGTTTAAGCGCCTCTGTTCTGGTCTGCTTCAGTGCAGGGAACCTTGAATACGTCGCCAGCCAGATCAGTGGCCCAGCCTTTGTTGCAGCAGACAACGATGCATCACAAACCGGCGAGAAGACTGCGCGCAAGACCAGCTTCCCATGGGCCATGAGCGACCAGCTCGGCGAAGACTTCAACGACGTTCACCAGCGCGCCGGCTTGGCCGCCCTCTGCAAACTGATCATGGATCTCCGCAAACGCAAAAGCTAACCCCTTGACCAGGTGGAGCGGACGACACCTCAAAAAAACGTGCAGGGGCTTGAAATCGGCCCACACCGCAAAAAGACCGGCAGCACTACCGAGTACCAGGGCACAGCAAGAACAGGGCGCAGAGGGGGCCCTGCCGAGGCCTGAGAGCACAGGCCAGAGCGAACAGAGGAAAGAGTTGAAAAGTTTGATCTGCTTCGAAGGCGCATTTTCCCAAGTGCCCCATCGAAGCGGATCGGAGGGGCGGCCTGGGCGTGCCGTAGCGGACTGACCACCCGTAAATGCGCCACTCTCGATGAGAGTTCTTGCTGAATTTTGCTCAGGGGCCAAACACCCCTACACCGTACGTACCGAGGGGTTCAACCAACCCCTCTAAATGACGACTATGAGCGAGAAGAAAGTGGCCGGAAACATTCGCGAATTACCGCAAAAGATCGAGCAGCGCTTAGCTGAATTGGTGCAAATGGGCGAGTTTGATCAAGGCGATGTAAGCCACTGCCGCAGGGCGTACTGGGATGCGCGGGAAGACTGGCATTCGATCCTGATCGATTGCTACGAGCGAGCGAAACAAAAGCAGCAAAAACCATTTCGCGCGTGAGCGCACCGAGAGTGATAACGACATGACAGCAGCGACTTTGATGTTTGGCGACTGCCTGGAGCGGATGTGCGAGATCCCGAGCAGTACCGTAGATCTGGTACTGGCCGACCTCCCGTACGGTACGACGTGCTGCGCGTGGGATTCGGTAATCCCGCTCGCGCCGCTGTGGGAGCAGTACTGCCGTATTGTGAAGCCGCGCGGCGCCGTCATCCTGACCGCCATGCAGCCATTCACCAGCGCGCTCGTGATGAGTAAGCCCGACTGGTTCCTGTACGACTGGGTCTGGGAGAAGGGCAACGCCACCGGCTTCCTGAATGCTAAGAAAGCTCCGCTTCGTGCGCACGAGTCGGTGCTAGTTTTCGCCCCCAGTCAGCCGACGTACAACCCTCAGTTCACGCACGGCCACGCCCGCAAGACCGCGAAGCGTAAGACCGTCAACAGCGAGTGCTACGGCAAGGCATTGAAGCTGACCGAGTACGACTCGACCAGCCGGTACCCGCGCAGTGTCCAGTTCTTTTCAAGCGACAAGCAGCGCGGGAACTACCATCCGACGCAGAAGCCCTTGCGGCTCATGGAATACCTGATCCGGACATATTCGAACCCCGGCGATCATGTGCTGGACAACGCGATGGGTAGCGGTACCACTGGAGTGGCTTGCCGCAACACCGGCCGTATGTTCACTGGCATCGAAAGCGACCCGGAGTATTTCACCACGGCGCAACGACGAATTTTCCTGCCGCTGGAACTGGCGGCATAAACACCAGCTCGGCCAGCCCGGGCTACAGCAGGCATGAACAACCAAAACACAGGAGGGGCGATGAAACGATTGACGATCTTGGTGGTACTGGCGGCGCTTACCGCGTGCTCCGACAACGACGGTGCGCGCAAGGCGCTTGAGGGCGCCGGCTACAGCGACATCAAAATCGACGGCTATTCGTTCACGGGCTGCGGTCAAAACGATTGGACGTCGACTGAGTTTCACGCTAAAGGGCCGACCGGCAAGCCCGTCGAGGGCGTCGTATGCGGCGGCTGGCCCAAGGGCTCGACCATCCGAACGAACTGATCTGAGCGAGGCAAATCATGAGTACCATTTACCCGATCAGCCGCGAGCAGTTCGAACCCATCCGCGCTGCACTGGAAGCCAACCGCAAGCAGACGCGGCCGCGCATCCACGACCTCTACGACGTGTTCAGCTCGATCCTCTACCGCGAGCAGAACGGCATCGGCTGGCGCAACCTGCCGCGCGACGTGTTCCCACCGTGGCGCACGGTGCATGAGTACCACACGATGTGGACGATGCCGCCGCGCGATGGCGGTCAGCCGCTGATGAGTCGCGCCAAGGCCATGCTGGGAGTGAAACCATGAGTACCAAGAACGGCGCAATCGACCCGCGCCCGGCGCGCACGATGGCTCGCATCCTCGAGCTTTTGGCTAGCGGTCCCATGACGCGGTCGGACATCGCCGAGACGCTCAGCGTCTCACACACGACCGTGCACACATGCCTCAACCGCCTCATGGGCGCTCCGCGGCAGGTCCACGTATGCGGCTGGCAAAGGACGGGGGGTCGTGCGTTTCGGCTGTTCTCTCTTGGGGATGGCGCAGATGCGCCGTTTTACCAGAAGCGCGCCATCCCGAAACAGCGCACCGACATGACCGAGATTAATTGCAAGGCGCTGATCACCGCTCTTACGCCCCCCCGCTCGGTCGACGAGTTGACGAAGGTTTGCCATTGCTCCCCGGCGTACGTTCGTAAGTACCTGGCGATTTTAATGGCCGAGTCGCCGCGGCGAATCTACATACACGAATGGCGCAGGCCGGATGGCCCAGGACCGCTTGCGAAGGTCTTTGCCGCTGGCGACAAGCTGGATGCGCCACGTCTGCGCCTGACGACATCGGCACGATTTCAAGAACTGAAGGCCGACAAGGAAAAGCACGAGCGCAACTTGAAACTGCGCCGCCTGTCTGCTGCCCGTCGCCGCACGCGCAAGAAGCCGCAGAACGTGTTCTCGGCGCTCGGACTGTAGGAGGGGATATGGCCATATACGCCTGTTTCAATAAACCACGCCCAACCAAGCACAGCACCTACAAGGCCCAAAGCGGCTGGAAGATCTGGCAGAACACTCGCAAGCCGGTCTACGTCGATATCAAGTCGGCGTTTGGCACGGTCGATTGCCAGTACACCCAGCAGCACGCCAGCGATCCGCAGTGCTTGGGGTGCGTGCATCGGGCGAAGGAGGGCGCATGAAGCGCATCTACTGGACGCCAGAGCAAGTCGATGAGCTTGGCAGGCTCTACCCACACTACCGCGCCGAGGATATCGCATTCCTGCTTGGCCGCGAAACTCGCTCCGTCTACAACAAGGCGATGAGCCTGGGGCTGAAGAAAACGGCGGCATTCCTTGCAAGTGGGGCTGGTGGTCGATGGGACGGTATTCGCGGCGGCGCGACCCGGTTCCGCAAAGGGCAGGCAGCCTGGAACAAAGGAATGAAGGGCTTGCAGATCGGCGGCGAGGCGACCCGGTTCAAGCCGGGGAATCTGCCGCATACCACGGAGCCCATCGGTGCTCTACGCGTGACCAAGGACGGAACGCTGCAGCGCAAGATCAGCAACGACAGAGGCAGCAACACCAAGCGGTGGCGCGGCGTGCACGAACTGGTGTGGGTTGAGGCAAATGGCCCGGTACCGCCCAAGCACATCGTGGTTTTCAAGCCCGGCATGCGCACCGATGAACTCGAGCAGATCACGCTCGATAAGGTCGAGTGCATCAGTCTGGCCGAGAACATGAAGCGGAACACCCGGCACAACTTGCCGAAGGAATTGAACGAAGTGATTCATCTGCGCGCGGTACTGACCCGACAAATCAACAAGAGGAGCAAACAAAATGTCTAAGAAGAACATCGATGACCTGCGTGAGCTGCTGTTCGAGACGATCGAGGGCGTCAAGAGCGGGAAGCTGGACATCGACCGCGCGAAGATGATCGGCGAGCTGTCCCAGGTGATGGTGAACACGGCGAAGGTCGAGGTGAAGTACGCCCACGCCACGGGCGGGAAGGGTAGCGATTTCCTCGACAAGCGCCCCGAGCTTCCTGCTGGGATTACGGGCGTGCGCCAGCATCGTCTTGTTGGTTGAGGCTGAATATGCGCGCCTTAAACTCCAACGAAATCTGCGGCTACTGCGTCGACTTCACCAGGAAGAACGTCGAGCCTCAGTACACCGCACTAGGCATGGGCCGCTGCCACGGCTACGACCAGGATGCCACTTCACCAGTGCGCTACGTCGCCTGGAACGAGAGCTGCGTTCTGTTTGACAAGGACAAGGATCGGGATGCTGCCGCAGCACGTCGCCGGTTCGTCGAGAAGTGCCGCACTGAAGGAGTGCCTGAATGATCGTCGTCCACCTGCCGTTCCCGGCGCCAGAACTCAACCCGAACCGCTGCAAGGGCAAGCATTGGGCCTCCACCGTCGCCCTGCGCAAGTCGGCGCGCGAGACCGCAACGCTCCTGACACGTCAGGCCAGCCGTGGCGTCACGTTCCCGATGGGGCATGAGGTGTCGCTGAGGATCGTCTTCATCCAGCCGGATCGGCGCCTACGCGACCGAGACAACCTCATGGCTAGTTTTAAAAATTCCATCGACGGCATCGCAGACGCCCTCGGAATTGATGACTCAGCCTTTAATCCCATAACAATCACCAGGGAGTTCGGCACTGAACCCGGAAGTGTGCGTATTGAGATAGGAGCCGCATAAATGAGCCATGAGGATTTTGAGTCTCGAATTTGCAGAAAATGCGGGATTGTGTTCTCAACGAAAAATTGTTTGGCTTGCGCGAGGACCAGGACAGCCCGATATCGAAAAATGTATCCGGAAAAAGTAAAGGCAACAAAAGCGGCGGTAAAGGCGGCGAATCCGCAAAAAGTAAAGGACCGCGATGCCCTATATGCCGAGCGCAATAAGGAACGTCGAAGGGCCAACTATGCGGCTTATTACTCAAGAGAGAAAGAAAAAATATTAGAGAGGAATAAAGACTGGAGGTTGAAAAATCCAGAGAAAGCCAGGCTCGCCGCAGAATTATGGATTCTGCAAAACCCAACAGCAAAGCGCCGATATTTTGAGAATAGGCGTGCCAGGATAAGGATGTCTCCCGGAACGTTGTCTAAAAATGTGGTTGTCAAATTAATGACACTCCAAAAAGGATTATGCGCATGTTGCAGACTTCCGCTTGGTGATGACTACCACCTAGATCACATCATGCCGTTAGCACTAGGCGGGGGAAACATTGACTCAAATGTTCAGTTGCTTCGCCAGGAATGTAATCGAAGAAAAAGCGCAAAGCATCCAGTGGATTACATGCAAGAACGAGGGTATCTGTTATGAGTTTTATTCGGGAGTACGGCCCCAAGCCTGGGAGCGTACGAATCGAAATAGGCGGTAAGCCAGAAGTACAACAAGGGGAGGAGAAATCATGAGCTTCAAAGACAATCCAAAGTTTGCCGAATTACAGATCGAAGTAGAGCGCGACATCACTCCCGGCCTACCGGCAGCCCAGCGCGCAATCGAGTTCGTGCGCTCTCGCGGCAGGGCGACGTCGACCGAAGTTCACATCGTTCTGGGGCTCGACCCGGACGAACTGGCGTCGGAGCACCTTGCCGATGAGCTGGGGCGTAAGGTGCTGGTCAAGCAGGGCAAGTTCTGGACGCTGGGTGCGGCTGCGCTGTCGTCGGTTGGCTTGATGGATGTTGTTGAAGTGGAGGCGGTATGAGAGTGCGTGAGCTTAGCGGCGGGTTGTTGGATTACTGGGTAGCGCGGGCAACTGGCAAGGGATGCTGGGATTGGAGTGACGGCACCAAGGTGACTTATGCCGATTGGCGAAAGCATCACAGCCTGCATGCGCGATTCACTAACCACAGCATGGAAGCATTCCGTCCATCGACCAGTTGGGCGCATGGCGGCCCGCTTATCGAGAGTGAGGGCATCGCGACTTATCGGAATTATATACGCGACGGGTCGGGGCGATTCGACGGCTGGATCGCCGCAGTTGGAAGCCCTGCCAATGTCAGCACCGGAGAAACGTTACTTGTCGCCGCCATGCGCGCCTACGTGGCAAGCAAATTCGGTGATGAAGTTCTCGACGAGGAGGCGGCATGAAGCTCGGCCAATTCTACGTACTGATCGGAAGCATTTTCACGGCGCCACTGCTTTCTCCGAATGTCGCCATCATCGCGGCATCGATCTATATGGCTCTAGGACTGTGGTTAACTGTCCGGCGGAAGGATTCAGAATGAACGCCCCAACCAACCAAGCAGCCCTTGTAGAAGCCCCGCAAGCCGATAGCCCCTTCGTCGTCGTCATGAAGCTCTGGGCACGCTGGATGTCACTAACCGACAGGCGTGAAGCAGGTGGATGGGCTCATCCGCAGGACGTGAAGGAGTTCATGCGCGCCGGGGAGGCGATCGATACGATGGTTAACGATTTGCCAAGTTCGCATCGGTGGGCGATCTACCGTGCGTACGGCATCGCGACCGTGTGGCGGTTCCCGAGTCTCCCGCTGGCTGACGTCGTCATCGAAGCCGAGAATATTTTGACGCCGAGGATGCTGAGAAATGTTGACGTGCGGCGATATTTCCTTTAGGATAGTGCTGCTAGTGCTCACAAGTACGCTCTAGCGAAACGAAACCGGCCCCGCAAGGCCGGTTTTTTCGTTTACGGCGTCATCCAGTACACGGGCAATAAAACCCACTCTGGCACCGGCACGCCGACAACTGCCGGTGACATCTCTCGCTTACGGAGGCAGCTTGACGTTCTACGAGCAGATATTTCCGGATGGACGCACGGTTATCCATTCGATGGTTGAGCCGAATTCATACGCATTGCGGGAAATCGACGCCAACTGCTGGATTGAAGCCAAAAAATTCCTTGGTTACTTTCTGACTAATACACAAGAATGGTTACTTAGAGAGTTCTACGAAGAACGCGAACGTGCCGCACGCAGGGCTGCCGGAATCGTTTGATGGTACGAAATAGCGCGTAACTTCGGGACAAGCGCGACGCCGGTGAAAGCCCGGCCACCAACTAACTTGTGCATCTGCGGATGCTGGAGAATGAGATGAAAACTGTTGAGTACCGGGTGCGCCCGGTGACACGCTACGTTGTGACCCGTTTTGAATCAGATTCGTTGACCGGCAGCAGTGCCGTTGAAACCTTGGGCGAGTTTAGCAACGAATGGTATGCCAGCCGCGTGCGAACTGCGTTGGAAAGCGCAGATCCAGGCGGCGATGCCCTGCCGCTCTCACCGGCACCTTCCGCAGCAAAGAATGCCTGATTGTTCCGCGCTCCAAGCGTTAGGCTAGCAGAGTCTCGGGACTGCCCAAAGACCGAGTGACTCGCCAGAGGAAAGATCTGGCCGCCTCGCTCTCGTAAGGAGCGACCACACTGAGGCAGGTTGGGCAGAATTCGTGCCGTATGGATGACGTTTTCGACTGCTTAGTCTTCCTCAGTGTGGTGTAAGCGCATATCCGCTGACGCGCGTTGCTGGTCTCCTCACCGGTCCAGAAAGGCAGCGGCTGCACGATGTCGGGTAGCACCGGAGCGGACCCGAAGACTCAGCCAAGAGGATGCCGGGATCAGCGCCGGCCACCACAACCCATCTACAGGCGCCAATGTTCCAAGGCTGGCGAGTTGGTCTCCAAAACCGACTGCGCAAGGTTCGATTCCTTGGGCGTCTGCCAAAAGTGTCTCCTCCCTGCCTACCAAGGTATGGATTCGCCGCCTGTCGCAGCAATGCACAGGCGGTTTTTTATTCCGAGGTCTGCCGCAAGCAGCAGCGCGGCAAGCCTCAACACGATTGAGGCGGCGATGCTACAGCCTGCAAAGGCCAAAAGGCTCGCGCAAGTCCACGCCAGCAGCGTAGACGATGGCAGCCCTCTGTTCGATTTCGCTCACTATGGCCGAATTCGGAATGTCGACCAGCTCATAGAGGATCTAGCCAAGCGCGCCGAATCCGCGAAGGGCATCTCCAGCGTCAAGACGAACCAAGCGCAGCGCGATCTGAACGACCTCTTGCTCTACGTGAGAGACGCCGCTGGCTCGCGCATGCGCTCCTACGAGACACGCAAGCGTCGGCTGATTCAGCGCGGCAGGAAAGCGTTCGTTACCACCTGGGCGGCGCGAGGTGAGTGGCGGGTAGTTGCAACTCAGGATACGTAATGGACAACGCCGTCGACAGCTTCGAGATCTTCCGGGCGCAGATCATTCACGCTGTTGTTGGTAGGGAGACTGTCGTTGTCGAGGACGATGGCGCGCTCGATCGCCTGTGCCAGAGGTTAGTCGAGGCAGAAACGGCGCACTCGATATTGCGCAGCCTTGGGTACGGCACATCCTGGAACTCATTGCCGGAGTTGGTGCGGCTTGTACCGCACTCTACCACCATGCTTATCAGACCGAAGAAGTAGGGGCAGCAGACGCAAGAGCTCTCCTGGTAGCGGTTGCGGGCGAGCTTAGCAAAGGATATTGCATCGCAACGTCATAGTACGAAGTGTCGAAAAACGCGGGTTGAGACAAAACGATTTGTGCGCCGCACACCAGCGAATCATTGAAGAACGACATGGCCGACAAGCTCACACCAAAGGAAGGCCGGTTTGGGCGCGAAGCCGTCCACCAGCTTCTCGACATCCTCGGCTTACCAGATAACACCGTCGGCTTTACTCTAAGGGTGTACTCCGGACAGTTCGTGACCATTGAGTGCGAATTTGTGCTCGGCGATGGAAGCGTTGGACCGGTTCTAACTGAGTATGACTTGACGCCGCAGTCATGACCAGAGCAAGCGAGCCGCGATAGGGCTGTGCAGCAATAGGCGGCGCCATGACAGACCAGGAGTTGCTCGAGCTAGCCGAGGCTTGCGGTGTCATGTGGGGCATCGGAGCCGACACTGGTCGCCCGCGTGTCATGTACCTGGTTGGCGGCTCGCTTCAAGTGGTCGAGGTCGAGATTGTGCCTGGCGAGTACGAGGTGCGGACTGATCCTGTCGCTGCCCTTCGTCGAGCAATCCTTCAAGCGGTCCAAGAATTGAGCGCCGCAGCGCATTGAGCAAGGTGTCTAGATGAGAATATCAGCCGACCCTGACGATCCAGGCTATGCGAACTACGTCGCCCACCGTGGCTCGCGCGTCTTCCTTGATGGGATCGAGCGCGACGGCATATTCACTGCCGACGAGGAGAGGCGCTTCATCATCATGGCTGTGCGTGACGAGCGTGGGAACGTGAAGGTCAAGGACGACATGGTTGTGCGTGAGAAGTGGACCGGGAACGTGCACATTGAGCTTAGCCCTCCCGTTGCGCCATCGGCCAACATCCACATGAAATTCGGGGTGCAAGCAGTTCCTGCCCGAATATTCCGGAGTTCGGACGATAGCGCGGCTCAATCCGGCAGGGATATCGCGCACGCCATACAGAGAGCGATGCGGAGAAATCCGTAATGTTCGCCAAGCGATCGCTGAGGCCATATCTGAGGCTCGACTTATAAGGCACTAAGAACTCGCAACTTAGTGTTGGAGACTGCGTTATGAACGCCTGGGTTTGGATTGTTATCGGATGCGCTTTGATCTCCGCTTGTTGCATAGGTAGGTTGCTTGGTATCGCCGAGGGCAAGTTCATTGTTTTGGAGTGCGTTCGTAATTACGGCGCGTTCGTCGCTAGTAACGGGGAGCGGATCGATGGGGTTGTCAGGGCCGTCGACCGTACGGTGATACACCGTCCTCCACCTCCACCTCCACCTCCACCTCCACCTCCACCGCCTGAGGCTCCGCCTGCACGTGTAGTGCGCCGCTAAGGATGAAGCTGAAGAACCTGAAGCCACGCCTCACGCCTCTGCCGACGAAGCTACCAGCGATCACCCCGGGCTCATGGCGCGCCGATAAGCAGACCAGCGCGCAGCGAGGGTATGGATACCAGTGGCAGAAGGCTCGCGCAGAGCACCTGAGAGCTAATCCGCTGTGTGTCTACTGCCAGCGTGAGGGTAGAGTGACCGCCGCAACAGTGGTTGACCATGAGACACCGCATCGGGGCGACATGACGCTGTTCTGGGATTGGTCGAACTGGCAGAGTCTGTGCGCACACCATCACAGCTCGGACGCTCAGAAGCGTGACGCTGCGATTTAGTGTCAATAAGCATCAAAAGGGGAGGGGCGGGTGAAAAGTCTGGAAGGAAACATCTTCTAGAC